GCGATTCTTGTGATGCTAGTTTTAAAATATCACATTCACTGGATCCAGTAATATATACAATTAACCACTGCCCATTTTGTAGCAGTGATAATTTAGATGTTGATGAAATTATAGAGGAATGATATGATCTATATTGATGCGAGTCAGATGTTTATTTCCAATGCAATGGTATATCTGTCTTATAATGATGAGTTAGATGAAAATAAATATAAATTTATGATTTATTCTTCTCTCTTAGCTTACATGAAGAATAAGAGGAAATATGGTGATATGATATTGTGTTTTGATTCAAGAAAGAATTGGAGAAGATCTGTATTTGAATATTACAAAGCAAGTCGTAGGAAGTCTAGAAAAGAGGAAACGAAAATAGATTGGGATGGAATATTTAAAGTTATAGATGCAACTAAACTCGATTTAAATGAATATTTTCCTTTTAAGTGCATCGAAGTTGAAAATGCTGAGGCAGATGATGTTATAGGTATTTTATCTAAACACGTTAAAGATAAAAGCCTTATTATATCTTCAGACAAAGATTATTTTCAACTTCAGAAATATAATTGGATATCGCAATATTCCCCAATTACAAAAAAGCAAGTTAAACCGCCTATGTCACCTTCTAATTATTTGAGAGAACATATTATCAGAGGAGATAAAGGAGATGGTGTACCAAACTTTTTATCTCCGGATGATATTTTTGTTGAAGGTGGAAGACAATCGCCAATCACCAAAAAGAAATTAGACTCTTGGTTTGGCAAAGATCCAAAAGAGTTTTGTGATGAAATGATGTTAAGAAATTTTCAGAGAAATGAATTATTAATCGATTTTGATAAGATACCAAAAGAAATTGAGAATACTATACTCGAAAGTTATGCGAACTCTGTAATAAATAAAAAATCAAAATTATTAAATTATTTTATTGAAAATAGATTTAAAGAATTTATATCTAAAATTGACAATTTTTAAAAGGAAATATAATGAAATATACAATGCACGAAATGTTAATGAAAGCTGGTAATCAAAATACCAAACAAAAGAAAATTAAACTTCTTCGTAAGTTCGATTCTCCTGAGCTGAGAAGTTTGGTGAAGTCTTCATATGATCCAAAGATCGAATGGCTTTTACCCGAGGGAAATGTACCATATAATAAAAAAGATTATAAACTTGGTGATGGGTCGCATAAGTTTCTTTTCACTGAAATATCAACACTATATCATTTTGTTAAGGGTGGTAATGATTCGCTTAAACGTCAGAAAAGAGAGCAAATGTTTATTGAACTTCTAGAATGTCTTCACGAAACTGAAGCGAAGCTATTAATATTGGCTAAGGATAAAGGTTTATATAAAGAATATAAATTATCTGATAATGTGATAAGGGAAGCGTTTAATTGGAATTCTGATTACCGTAAAATTGTAGAATAATGCCTACATATACGTTAAAAGAAATTAAAACCGGAATTACTTCGGAAGTATTTATATCAATATCTAGAATGGAAGAATTGGTAGCCTCAGGGGAATATGCCCAAATCATAGGGTCACCTAAAATAGTCACCGGTGTTGGTTCACCGTTAAAAAATACACCAAACGAATTTAAGGATATACTAAGGGAAGTTAAAAAAACGTCGCCCAAAGCGACAATGGAAATTAACTAAAGGACAATTAAATTGGCATCGAGAAAGAAAATGACTGTTACGGAACAAAATTTATTAAAAATAGTGCCAATCACAGACGCACAAAGAGAAACTGTGAAGGCATATGACGAACATAAAAATTTATTCCTATATGGTTCTGCTGGAACGGGAAAAACATTTATTACATTATATCTAGCTCTCAGGGAGGCATTGGCAACTAAGAAACAAGTATACATAGTTCGTTCTCTTGTACCAACTAGGGATGTTGGTTTTCTACCGGGAACTATTGAGGAAAAATCTGAATTATATCAATCTCCATATAAGAATATGGTCAAATATATGTTCAAGCAACAATCTGATTCCGAGTTTTCTTCTTTGTATAACAGACTTGTTGATCAGGAAACTGTGCAATTTTTAAGCACGTCATTTCTAAGAGGTATCACCCTTGATAACTCTATCATAATTGTTGATGAATCGCAGAACTTAACATTCTGGGAACTTAACTCTATTATTACGAGAGTTGGGCAAGATTCTAAAATTATCTTTGCTGGTGATATCGATCAGACGGATCTTAAAAATTCCGATTCAGAAGGGTTTTCTATTCTACTCAGTATTTTAAATTTAATGGAAGAATTTAAATGTATTGAATTCGGTCTCAATGACATCGTTAGGTCTGGATTTATTAAATCGTATCTCATAGCTAAAATGAAAGTTGGAAAATAGAGTTTACAATTGTGTATTTTTATTATATAATGTAAAAAGGAGAACGAAATGTTAAAGACAGCGAAAGAATTTTCTAGGACAATTGAAAACTTATCAGAAGAACATACACTAAGTCTTATAGATACTATAACTTGGTATGCAGAAAAAAATGAAATCGAAATCGAATCGGTGGTTAAAATGTTAACCCCCAACATAAAGGAGAAAATATATTACGAAGCATCAAAACTTAGATGTGTTAAGAAAAAACCAGAATTGCCCCTATGAACGGGAATTGGAATGAATGGATAGCTTGTAATTATTACATAGGATTACGAGCGCATTTTGGTAATGATAAATTTGATTTTCTTAAAATGTTAAAACAAAATCAGTATTTTTATAAATCTGAGAATTATATTAACAGGCAAGACAGGGTATTGTTCCAACGATTAGCTAGGCAATATAAACCCCTTGAATATCTTAAATATATTTTAGCTAATGTATTATATCTCTCAACATCTCGAGATCATATATGTAGAATGCATTTATCCGAAATGTCAGAAGATAAATTAAAGCTCTGGAATGGAAAAACTGAAAGCCTATTTTATAACTTTAAGAATGATATTTCCAGATTAATGGATACTACAGATTCATTTAACGATTTATTTGTAATTAAGAAAAATCAAATTCCATTATTACTGCAAACGAATGTATCAATAGAAACGCTCACAATCCTAGATTCAATGGTTAATTTTTCAGAAAAATTTGATAAGGAGATGGAACATTATTTATGGCCGCTTATGAATTATAAGGTTAGAAATTATAATTCATTATTAAAATATTTTACGAAATATGATAAAAATAAATATAAAGATTATTTATTAACTGTCGCTAAATAAAATGGAGCACGAAATGAATAAACAAGAAGAACTTCAAGACCTAGAAAGAGAAAACGATGAACTTAAAGTTAAAGTTAAAGATCTCGAATATTCTAGTTCTCTCCAGCAACTCAAGGATGAGGTGTTATGGAATACTATAGACGGGGGAAATAATGGATCTAAGTGAACAATCTTTGAAATTGCTCAAGGATTATTACATGAAAGAGTATGAAAAGAAACCCGAAGAAGCATTCAAAAGAACATCATACGCATTCTCTGGAGGAGACAAAGCCCTCGCTAAGAGAATTTACAAATATGTGATAAATAACTGGTTTATGTTCTCCAGTCCTATTTTATCTAATGCACCAGAGAAGGATGAGAAAGTAAGAGGTCTTCCTATATCATGTTTTCTTGGATATGTACCAGATACACTTGAGGGGCTTATAGATCACACATCAGAACTGAGATGGTTATCCGTTAAAGGTGGTGGTGTTGGTGGTCATTGGTCAGATGTTCGGTCAGTTTCAAATATAGCACCAGGCCCCATTCCTTTCATGCATACAGTTGATGCTGATATGACAGCATACAAGCAGGGTGTAACTAGAAAGGGGTCTTATGCCGCATACATGGATATATCGCATCCGGATATCGTGGAATTCATGTCAATTCGAATACCCACTGGTGATGTAAATAGAAAATGTCTGAACCTCCATCATGGGGTTAATGTACCCGATGCCTTTATGGAAGCAGTAGAACAAGATCTTCCGTGGAATTTAGTTGATCCTAAAACGAAGAAAACCTCGGAAACTGTAATGGCGCGGGAGTTATGGGAAACTCTCCTAGAAACCCGATATCGTACAGGTGAACCTTATATCTATTTCATCGATAGGGCAAACGAGGCTTATCCGCAAACACAAAAGGATAAAGGTTTATTCTCACGTGGTTCTAATCTATGTATTGAGATAACACTTCCGACAAATGAAGAAAGAACTGCAGTATGTTGCCTCTCATCATTGAACCTTGAGACGTATGATGAATGGAAGGATTCAGAGCTAGTTCAAGATCTCACAGTATTCTTAGATAATGTACTTCAATATTTTATTGACAACGCACCAGACGAGATATCAAAAGCAAAGTATTCTGCATCACAAGAAAGAAGTATTGGTATAGGTGCTATGGGTTGGCATAACCTATTAATGAAGAATTCTATACCATTTGAATCACAAGCAGCAGCAGAACTTAATGAAGAAGTATTCTCCCTTATTAAAGAAAGAGCAGTAGCTATGTCATTAACTTTAGGTTCAGAGCGTGGGGAATGTCCTGATATGGAAGGTACTGGCAGAAGGAATGCTAACCTATTAGCAATTGCCCCTAATGCCAATTCCTCGAGTATTGCTAGTACATCACCATCAGTTGAACCTATTAAAGCTAATGCATTTGTACATAGAACCAGAGCAGGTTCGCATTTAATTAAGAATAAATACCTTGAGATGTTATTATCAGAAAAAAATCAAAATTCAGAATCAATATGGAATTCTATTATTGGAAATAATGGTTCTATTCAACACCTTGAGTTTTTAAGCGATCATGAAAAGGACGTATTCAAAACGGCAATAGAGATTGATCAGAATGCTATTGTTCGTCTCGGAGGACAGAGAGCTAAACATATTTGTCAATCACAGTCGCTTAATGTATTTTTTCCAGCAGGGGTTGATAAGGGATATCTTCATGATGTACATTATAATGCATGGAAAGAAGGTAATAAATCCCTATATTATCTGAGAACGGAAACGTCAAATAAAACTGAGGTACTGTCGGAAAAAATTGAACAGAATACAATGAAAGACTACGCAGAAACCCCGAGTGGGCAAGATCTATTAGAGGGTGTAACAGCAGAGTTTGCTTCACAAGAGGATTGTGTGTCATGTCAGGGTTAAATGTACGTTTGTATTTGTAAACGCATTACAGAGTCTATGGTAAAAGATGGAAACATAGATGGACTAGGAACCGTTTGTGGAAAATGTAAATCGGCATCGAGGAATAAAGTTATGAAAGTAGTTATTAATTCTAGTTATGGTGGGTTTGATTTATCAGTCGAAGCGATAAAATACATTGGTATGGTAAGTCGTGATGATTATCTCTCGACGAAAAAACCTCGTATCACAGAAGATGAGATATGGGGTGCGTGGAAAATAGAAAGACATGATCCAGTGTTGGTTGATGTAGTAGAAAAACTTGGAGCCAAATCGTGGGGATTCTGTGCTCAATTAAAGGTTGTAGAAATACCAGAGGGCACAGATTATTATATTTATGATTATGATGGTATGGAAACTATAATAGAAAAAGGACATTCTTGGTCGTAATATGAAAAAAACTAGAGTTCAGAAATTTATCGATAAAATGGATTCGGAAGAATATATTTTAAGCAAAGATATTGGAAATTACATTATATATTCATTTCTTGAAACTCATAGAATGGGGAGTCCTAATATTATGACCCCACAAGAATTTGAGGAGACGACATTTAGGCTCTATGAAAATTGGGATAATCTTCCAGAACACAGAGATAAAGATCTTCTCAGAAAAGCGTATCTCGGAATGGGAATGTGTCTTAAATATGATGAAGAGGTTTATCCAGAATTAGTTAGAAATCTAGCAGTCTCTTGGTCTGATGCTTTAGTTACACGTGATCGTAAAAAACTTCATTAGGAGGAATATGAAATTACATAAATTATTTCGAAAAATACTTCCGAAAATGTCTTCCACAGAAAAGGAAGCATTAGAGGCAGGCACAGTTTGGTGGGAATCTGAATTATTTTCTGGGAATCCTAATTGGGATATATTAACCGACACAGAGATTCCGAAACTTACTGACGAGGAACAAAAATTTATTGATGGTCCAGTTCAAGAATTATGTGAGATGACCAATGATTATGAAATTAATCAGAATATGGATCTTCCTCAAGAAATTTGGAATTATCTAAAAGATAACAAATTCTTCGGACTTAATATAAAGAAACAATATGGTGGACTTGAATTTTCCGCATATGCTCAGTCCGAAGTCATATCAATCCTAGCATCTAGGTCATTATCATTAGCAATCACAGCTATGGTGCCCAACTCACTTGGACCAGGAGAATTACTTCACGAATTTGGTACAGAACTTCAGCAAAGGAAATGGCTCCCAGATTTAGCAATAGGCAAGGAAATTCCTGCATTTGCTCTCACCGGACCTACTGCGGGTTCTGATGCTGGTGCTCTCCCTGATGATGGTGTAGTTGAGTTCGGTATGTGGGAGGGTAAAGAAACCCTTGGTGTTAGATTAAATTGGGACAAGAGATATATAACACTCGGTCCAATTGCAACCATTATTGGTTTAGCATTTCGACTTCACGACCCCCACAACCTCCTTAAAGTTTATGGAGAATCTCACGACCAAACACTTAGAGCTCTATTGCCCTCTGGGGAATGGGACACAGTTCATGATAGGGGTATTACCCTAGCTTTAATACCTAGAGATACTAAAGGTGTTGAAATTGGTTCCAGACATTCGCCTGCTCGGCAAGCGTTTATGAATGGTCCTAATTACGGAAAGGATGTATTTATTCCTATAGACCATATTATTGGTGATCATGAGGGTATTGGTAAGGGATGGATGATGTTAATGCAGTGCCTTGCCGCGGGCAGAGCTATAAGTCTCCCGAGCCTATCCATGGCGGGTTTAAAACATACAGCTCGGGTTACTACTGCTTATACTCGTATCAGAAAACAATTCAAAGTTCCTATAGGTAAAATGGAAGGCATCGAAGAACCAATGATTCGTATTCTCGCAAATGCTTATGCTATAGAGGCTGCTTGTGACTTAACATATTCAGGAATTGATTCTGGACATAGACCATCAGTCATATCAGCACTCCTAAAATATCAGTCTACAGCAAGAATGAGAGATGGTGTAAATGATGGTATGGATATTTTAGCAGGGAAAGCAATATCAGATGGACCTTCAAATTTTTTATTGAATATGTATATAGGGCAACCGATAGCTATTACCGTAGAGGGTGCTAATATTCTCACGCGATCGTTAATTGTTTTCTCTCAAGGTGCTCTACGATGTCACCCTTTCCTTCAGCGTGAGATAGAATCTGCGACAAATGGGAATGAAATTGAATTCAGAAAAGCGTTATCTGGTCACATTAAATATACATTATCTAATGTTTTTAAATCATTTGGTAATAATTGTTTAAACAGAATGTTTGTGAATCTTCCAAAATCTGTTCTGAATGATAAGACTACTACTGCTTCTGGTAAAGAAGGCAGAAAAATGATGTTAAAATATTACAAAAGACTTGGACAAGAATCTAGAAATTTCGCTCTTCTTTCTGATATCACCCTTATGATTCTTGGCGGCGCTCTTAAAAGGAAACAAAAAATATCTGGTAGATTTGCAGATATACTTTCTGAAATGTATATTATGTCAGCAGTTTTAAAACGATTTGAACATGAGGATAAGAGCAGAACAGTATCCCCTATAGTCGAATGGAATCTTCAAAATTCTTTATTTAAAATACAAGGGTCATTTGATGAAATTTTAAATAATTATCCTAATTCTTTATTGGGTGGAATACTAAGAAAAATAATTTTTCCTCTTGGACGAAGATACAAACCTCCATCTGATGATCT